GAACCAGGTTCTACCGCTGCCGACGCGCCCGGTATTCACGCCCAACTTTCAGGCTTACGAGACCGCCAAGGATTCCTGCCGGCGGGCGGTTCAAGCGGCCATGGGGATCAGCCCGCTGCCGACCGCGGCTCAGCGCGATAACGAAAAATCGGGCATAGCCCTCGACAAGATCCAGCAACAGGAAGCCATGGGCTCCCTGCACTTCGTGGACGCCTACGAGAACGCCATCGCCCGCGCGGGACGGATCATCGAGGCCTACATCCCGGTGGTATACGACCGGACAGACCGCGAAATGGGATTGCAGAAGGCCAACGATACGCGCAAGGTGGTGCGGGCGAATACGGCGCAACCGTATGTGGCCAACGAACAAACCGGGGAAACGGCTCATTATCCCATCGGGGACGAAGAGCACGACGTGACCATATCGGCCGGCCCGAGTTATCAATCGCAGCACGACGCGGCGGCGGACTTCCTCGATACGCTGATCGCCCAACTCCCGTTGATCGCGCAGCTGAACGGGCCCCAGTCTGCCTCCAAGCTCATGTCCCTGGCTATTCAGATGCGCGAACTGGGGCCGCTGGGCGACGAGATGGCCGAGGTAATGAACCCCGAGAAAGCCGACCAGCAAGGGCAGATGTCGCAAATGCAGCAGCAGCTTGCGCAACAGGGCCAGTTGTCCCAACAGATGCAGGCCGAACTCCAGAAACTCCAGTTGGAGAAAGCCGGCAAGGTCATCGATAACCAGTTCAAGATGCAGATCGAGCGGATGGAGCAAGAGAACAAACTGGCCATCGCGGAAATCCAGACCAAGGCCCAGGCGATGAACGAGCGCTTGCAGGCCTATGACGACATGATGGCGCAGTTCCATTCCCAGGCGCACGACGCCGGGATGCAGGCCCAGGATCAGCAGCACCAGCAGGGATTGGCCGCCCAGCAACAGGCAGCCGCCCAGCAGCAACAGGCCGCCGACCAAGCGCACCAGCAAGGCATGGCGGCGCAACAGGCACAGCAACAGGCCCAGCAGCCGAAACCGGTTGCGTAAACGATTTCGCAGTACCCCGCAGCCCAGCGATACGGGCAAAAACAAAACGCATGACACCCACCGTACCCGACGTTTCAGCCGAATCGTCACCGGCCCTAGAAGTTCCTCGCGAGAGTTCCGATTACGCCGAATGGCGCCAGACCGGAAAGCTCCCGGAAAAGCCGAAAGCCGCCTCGACACCGGCCAAAGAAATTCCAGCCGAAGGCGAAAAGCCCCAGGAAAACACTGCCCCCGCCTCGGAAACGGGTACTCATCAGGAGAAACGAAGAGAGAGCTCGGCAGCCACCAGGCTGAACGAAATCTTGCAGGATCTAAAGAACGCCGGGTACACCCCGGTGGAACTCAAAAACCTGAAGCGCGAAGCACAGAAGGCCGAACCCCCCGCGCCGCCCGCCAAGGCGGCAACAGAGCAAACTGCCAAGCCGGAAGGGTTGACGCCTCCCACTAAACCGGACCCCGCGAAGTTCAAGACTTACGAGGAACTGGAAGCGGCGCGCGACAAGTATTTTGAGGAACTGGCCGACTACAAAGCCGCGGCCGCCATTCAGAAAGACCGGGCGGAACGTGCTGCCGATGCAGCCCGCGAGACGACCTTCGGCAAGATCCGGGAAGCCCAGGCCCGTTACGGCCCGGAAGCCGGCAAGGTAATCAAGGAAGCTGCCCTCGCAATGGTCGAAAACGGCCTTTACAAAATCCACCCCGCCGTGGCCGATCTCGTGGGAACTTCTTCGGTGTGGGCCGATCTGACCTACGCCATCGGCAGCGATCCGGCTGAACTGCAAAAGTTCATCCAGCTGGCCAAGTCCGATCCCGGCGCGGCCATCCGCAGAGCCGTCGTCATGGAACAGATGGTCAAGGACGAACTCGCTAAAGGCGGGAAGCCCGAGTTATCTGAAACCGAGCGCGACGACAGCGGCCAGTTTGTCTCCCACAAGTCTCCTGAGAAAAAAGAATCGAGCGCGCCTCCGCCGGCCAGAGAAGTGAGCGGACGCGGTACCGCACCTTCCAATCCGTTGGAGCGCGCTGTAAAGGAAAACGACTTCGCGTCTTATCGCGAGCAACAGAACGAAAAGGCGATGAAGAAGCGTTTTCGAGGATAAGAAGCCCTCGTGGCCAATCAATTTTTAAACACCAACTGGGTGTGCATGGACATTCTGCGCCTCCTGCTCAACAAGCTCGAAGTGACGGAATATTTCGACCGCTCTTTCGAGGGCGATTTCGAGAAAGAGTTCGCACCCGGTGCCAACGTCACCGTAAAGTTTCCGCAGCGCTTCACCACCTCCGATGGGATGGGTTACGCGCCGCAAGGCATCAACCGAATTTCCACCACGATCTCTCTCGATCAGTGGATTCAGATCGCGTTCGAATGGGACGACTACGAACGCGCCGTGAAACTGGAGCGCTCCGAAGAAGAACTCCGCGAGAACTATTTCGACCCGGCAGGCGCGGCCCTCGCTCAGGAGTTCGACAACCGCGGGGCCAACTTCGCCCGCTACAACACCTCGGCCTTTGTGGGGGTGCTGGCCGTCGATCCCACCTCGGTTTCGACGTACTACCAGGCCCGCCGCATCCTCAAGGAATTGGCATGCCCCCCGGGGAAAAAGGCCTGCATTGTCAGTTCCTCGATGATGGCCACCCTCGGCGCGAACATCACCAGCATATTCAACCCGGCGGATGAAATCGACAAAATGTGGAAAGAAGGGGCCATCGGCAAACTGGCCGCCATGTCTTTCTACGAGTCGAACTCGCTCTACTCGCACACCGCGGGTACCTGGTCGGGCGCTTCGGGTTATCCGACTGTCAATGGGGCCGGACAATCCGGCACTTCGCTGATCATCAACGCCAATGCCGGCGATACCTTCAACCAGGGCGACAAGTTCACCATCCTCAACGTCAACCGTGTGAATCCCATGACGCGGCGAATCGTTGGACCGGCGACTCCCAAGAGCTTCGTTATCACCCAGAACCTCACGGCAGCGGGCGGCGGTGCGGACGTCATCAACATCCTGCCCGCCATCTATGGGCCGGGAAGCCAGTATCAGAACGTGGATGCCCTCCCGGCAAGCACGGCGGCTCTCACCCTGTTCACCGGAACGACGTCGCCTAACGGCAAGGTCGGCACGGTGGGCCTGGCTCTCTCGCGCTTCGCCTTCGGGCTCGTGGGCGCCAAGCTGTATGTCCCCAAGGCCGTGGAATCCGCCGGCCAGGCAACCGACCCCGATACCAAGATCTCGATCCGCAAGGTCAAGGCCTGGGACCCGGTGCGCTCGGTCGAAATCAACCGCATGGATTCGCTCATCGGATTCGGCAATCTCTACCAGGACAATGGCGCGGTCGCCGTCCTCGGTGCGTAAAGGAGTAACTTGAAGCCATGAAAAACCTCCTGAAATCCCTCATCCTCGTTTGCGCCTTGCTGGCGGTTGTTGTGACAACCCCGGCCTCCGCCCAAACCATTCTCACCCCCACCACGCTTTCTGCCGCCCTGACAACCGGCAGCGGCACGGTAATGACCGTGACGAGTGCCACCGGGTTCACCGCCAGGACTACCTCCGCCTATGTGGATGGAGAGTTGATGGACGTGAACGCCGTCTCCGGCACCACCATCACAATCGGACGAGGCCGTAGCGGCACGCGCGCCGTCCCCCATATTTCCGGGGCGCTGGTGTTCGTTGGGCCGCCCAATGCCTTCGCTGCGGTTTCCCCTCGCGGTTCCTGCACGCGCACCAATGAGCTGTACTTACCGCGAATCGATGTAACGACTGCCACCGCGACGGATTGCGTCGGCGGAATCTGGATTCAGTCCGACCTAAGGACCGGCGTCCAGACCCAGGCGCGATGGCGCGTCTATGCCCCGGAACCCGGAGGTACCGCATACACTTCGCTCAACACCACCGGAACGGCCACCATCGCCACCGAGCTGTACTGCTCTGAGGTATGGCTTCCCACCAGCAAACTGCTGACTGGGATCGCTCTCCTGGCTGGCACCGCCAATTCGACCGACAAACACTATGTGGCGCTCTACGACAATTCAGGAGTCGCCATCGCCAACAGCGCGCTGGCCGGCGCTACCGGGAATACCACGGCCAGCGCCTATCAGCAATACGCCTTCACTTCGCCGTATTTCGCTGTCGGGCCGGCACAGTATTTCGCGTGCTTCCAATCGAACGGCACCACGGATACCGTACGCATGGCGGTCACTGGAGTCAACGACAACATCCTCACGAAGGGGCAGACCGGGGCGACCTTCGGAACCCTGCCGGTTCTTACGGTACCTACCGCCTTCACCACGGCGGTTGGCCCGTACGTGTACCTGTATTAGATTTCACTCCTTGTAACTTGGGGCGGTCCTCGAAGGCCGCCCCGCTTTTTCCCCCATGCCAGTTTACGAATCTGCCGGATACCGGCGCTCGGGACTCACCAACAAACAGAAACGAGAACAAGAGGCCGCCATTTACGGTCTCAGCCCCAACGATATGACAGAGCAATTTTTGCCCGAAGACATCGAACGCATGCGCGCTATTCTGGCGCAACACGACGGCCAGAAACACAAAGGGATCAGGGAATTCGACCTGAACAACCCACCCAAAGAACCCTACACCCACCAGCCCTACCCGGCGATCCGCTACTACCATGAGATGCGGACGCACATAGTGGTTAGGAACCGCAAGGAAGATGAGGACGCCCTCGAGGCCGGATATGTGAAGGAAGCCTATCCGCGGGAAGCGGTTGCCGTCGAGGTGCCGCTGAGCGCCGCCGAGCAAGCGGAAGTGGACCGCCTCGATAAGATCGCACGGCAGCCCAAGAAAAAGTAACGGGAGTAATCCATGTTAGTGAGCGACGTTTTCCAGCAGGCCTTCGAGGACCTTGGCGTAATCACCGCCAACGAAACCATTCCGACGGCTTTGGCAACCGATGCCTTCACCCAGTGGAACGAGATGCTGGACTCGCTTTCCGCCGAAGGCCTGGAAGTCCCCAACCAGATCATGCAGACCTTCGGCCTGTCGGCCGGCGTGGAGGCCTATACGTTGGGATCGGGCGGGACCTTCGCCACAACCGGGGGCGCCAGGGCAATGAAGGTCACGGCCTGGCGCGCGGCATACGGCGGCGTTTTGCAGAACGGCGGCAAGCCGCTCTCTATGGCGGAATTCGGGTCCGCATCGCGGCAATCGCTCGGAGAGACGACGTCCATTCCTAAGGTAGTCGGGGCGGACACCTCCTATCCGCTCATCAATATCCGCGTGGCTCCTCCACCGTCCGCGGCTCCCGGAACGTTGGAGCTGGCATACTATACCCCGCTGTCGAACAATGTCACTGCGGGCGATACCTTGGCTCTCCCGCCCGGCTGGAACTCACTCCTCGAATGGAACCTGGCGAAACATCTGTACTCCCGCTATCCCAGCCCCAGCCGGAAGGACCTGATCTGGCAGATGGCGCAAGAAAAGAAGGACGCCATCAAACTGCAGAACGCCATGCAGAGCCCCGCCCCCAACGCCAGTGCACCGGAGGGCCAATGATGACCCATCGCTATTTCTGGCGGGCGGCGCCGGCGATCCTCGCCCTTTTCGCCGTTTCCGCCGGCGCGCAGACCTGCCCATCTTCTTCGGCGCTTTACCCCTCCGGCCTGGATGGCGATGCGCAGCTCGCGGTAGCGTCGAACGGCGTAGCCACCTACCTCAATGCGGCACTAACCGCCGGCGCGACGACGTTCTCCCCGGTTTCCTCCGCCGGAATGGTGGCGAATATGTACCTCTCCATCGATTCGGAGATCGTCTTCCTGACGGCGACGACCCCGCTTACCATCGCTCGGGGATGCGATGGCACCGTGGCTGCGGGACACCTCAATCGCGCGGCGGTGCAGGGGCGCATCAACGCCGGCTACCACAACACCCTGAGAAAAGCGGTGGAATCTGTAGAACAAAACGTCCTCCCAGGACTGAACACAGGCAGCCACAACTGGGCGCCGCAATTCCCCGGCGTTTCTCTCGTGGCCCTCGGGGTGAATCAATCGGTACCGCTGAGCCCCATGCCGGCGGGGATTACTTCCGCGTGCGTGAACGTCTGCTATGTCTACCTGTCCGGCGGCACCGGGACGGCTGAAGCAACGATCGTTACCGGGTGGTCTTCCAGCGCGATCACGGTAACGCCAACGAACGCGCACAGCGGAGCATGGACTGTACAAAGTGCGACGTCGGGAATTCAGGAGACCGTCATGGTCGCCGCTG